CCGTTGAAGGTGTCGACGCTCTGGAGTCTCGCACCGACATAGACGACGCGGTACGGCCAGGGCGCCTTGAATTTTACGGGCGTCGCGGTCTCCGTATAGGTGCCCGGTGCGGGCAAAACGATCAGCTCGTAGCCCGTGGATCCGGACGAAGGGTTCGACGTGGTCGCGTGGCCGTCCTGCGCCAGAAAAAGATCGAAGCCCCCCAGCCCGATGGCGATCAATGCCGCTGCCAGCAGCATTGTCAGGTATCTTCTGCCTTTCATTCTCATTTCATCCTCCTTGATTGATAAGAGGCCCGGCCCTTCTCGTAAGCCGGGCCCCTTGTGGTTTTTGTTTTGGTTCGCCGGGGCCTTGCTCGCGTTTACCCTATATCACGCTCTTGTCGAAGCCTCGGTAGTCGACCGCATCGACCTCGTATTCGTGGCGGACCTTGTACTGGATCTTGTCGGCAAGGAACATCTGCCCGACGAGCGGGTTGTCGGCCACGAACATTTCCGGTTCCTGCTGCCCGTTGAGATAGGCGATTTCGAGGAGCTCGCAATCGTTCTTGTCCGCAATGAGCCCCCAGTCGTTCGTGTCCGTCGTCAATGGCAGCGTGATGATGCGCTCATTGTTCTGCCCGAACCTGCCGGCATGGGGGTTGCCGCCCGCGACACCAGGCCAGGGTGCGTTCATCCCGTACATGAGCGCCTCGATCTCGATCGGGCCCCAGATATACTTCGGCCTCAAGCCGATCTTCTTCCCGCTATCCTGTTCCGTCTGGTTGTACATGGCGACCAGCCTGTTGTAGAGCGTGGTTACACCGGTCGCGTCGTTCGTAAAGGCCACTGCGCCGAGGTTGCCATGGTCGCTGTGGAAGATCGCCTTTCCGTCGCCATCCCAGGCCGGGTTCGTAATGATCTTGTTCCAGGAGCGCTGTGCCTTGGTGCGCCGCGCCGCGCGGCCTATTCTCTGGACGAGGATCTGGACCGATCTCAAATCGTCGTTTAAGACGGTCTTTCTGCTGACGGTGAAGATCGCCCCTTTCTGGTTGATCGCGTAGGAGATCTCCATATCCGTAACCATGTCGATTTCCTGGTAGTCAGCGGTCTCGGGGTCCACATCCTCCAGGTCTCCGAAGTACCCGACGAGGATCGACTCCATCGTCCGGAAATCCTGGGCGTTCCGCACGTTCGAGATCAGCACGTCTTCCATGTAGTTGAGCGCCCGGTAGTCCTGAACCATGCGCCGCCGCATCGTGTTGCCGAGCACATAGGTGAACGACGTCGACGCATACGCCGCAGGCAGCCTCATCGACTCCATGATCGCCCGCCCGAGCTTGATGCCTTCCGGCGTCGGCTGGCCGCTAACGTTCTGATCGCCTGTCAGGTGGACGTAGGCAGCCCGCAACGATTGCATGGGCTGGACGTCCTGGAACCGGGCGTCCGTTTCCACGCCGAAGAGCTTGTCCATTGCGGCCTGGAGCTTCTCCGGCTCCTCGTTGCCGACGCGGACGTGCCCGGCGCCGGAGACGGCGCCCGATCCGGTGATCTTGTCGACGTATTCCTTCTCCTCGTTGATCGTCGCGCGGAGCTGCTCGGTCTCGAAGACCTTGCCCTCGAATGCCTTGCGGACCCTCGCTGCCGACAAGTCGGACAGGCCGCTTTCGCGCAGCTCGTCTTTCAGGGTGATCTCGCACGCGGCGATCCGCGTCTGCTCCAGGAGCTGCTGTGCCTGGCCGTCGCCGGCAAAGGCCGTCTGCAGGGCGGCCGTGAGCCGCTCGTCGACGTTGTTCGCCGGTGTTATTGCCGCGGCAAAGAGCCTTGCGATCTCATCGTCCGTCACCGTGCCGTCCGCCACTTTTGTTTCGATCTGCTTGTACAGATCGGGCCGCGCCGCCTTTAGGGCAGCCAGCAATTGTTCCTTCATTTCTGCCTCCTCGTGGCCTGCCTGGTTGGCTGCGGCCATTCTCAAGAATTTTCCCCCGGCTATGGGGTCGTACACCACGTCGACGGAATCGACTTTAACGATCTTGTCGACCCGTTTCTTGCCGTTCCGCGCTGCTACCACCTGGCCGAGCACATCATGCGACAGGCCGATAAGGTCTTTCTTATCGCGCTCGAACGTATCGACCAGCGTATCCCTGAGCCACTTTGCCGCCTTCAGGATGTTGACCTTGCCCGCGAGGCCCGTGTCGTTCTCCGTGACATCGGACAGCCATCCCACGATCTCCCTGACGGATTTCCCGAACGGGTTCTGCGGGGCGGCATGCTGTCCCTGGGTGAGCGCAAAGACCCTTGCCCCTTCATAGAGCGGCATTGCCGCGCGCAGGGCGTCCATTGTGTAGTCGAGCCCTGTCTGCCTGTCCGGCCCCGCCTCGATAATCTGGACGTGCCAGGCGTAGCCTCGCTCGTCGTCCGCCGCCCCTTCCGCGTCCGCGGCCGCCACGATCCGGAAAGCGGCCTGGACCTTCACGTAGTCGATCTGTTGGACGACCTCGACAGGCTCACCGAGGGTGACCTTGTTATCGACGATGGAGTAGGACACCTGGAAATACTTCTCGTTGTCCCACATGCGGTAGATGCAGAAGTCGTCATAGATCTCAACGATGGAGCCTTCAGTCGTGCCCGTCTTTTCACTCAGGGCAACACACAGGAGCGCCCGTATCTGGCCGTGGCTCAGCTTCATGGGCTACTCCTTTGCCTGTTCTTTCGTCAGGTCTTCGAGCGCCTGGACGTACTCCGCCTTTACCTTCAGCCCCTTGAAGTCGAAATCGGGCTTGATCTTTAGGATCTCGTCCTTGATCTGGTCGATGGTCGGCGCTCCCGAAGGTCCGCCATCGCCCGATTCGCCTTTGTCGACCCGGTATTTCCGGCCGTCTTTCGTCACGATGACGACCTGGTCGCCATCGACGCGCCAGTTGAGCACGTCGTCTGCCGTCGCCTGCCGCTCGACGGGGATATGCCGGATCGTTTCCCTGCCGTCTTTTTTCACCTTCTTCGCCTCTGATGTCGCGAACATGATGCCTTTCAGCCATTTCACATCGAAACCCTTCAAGTCCATCGGACCCTCCTTGTATTGTCACGCCCAATCGGCGTGGTATGGCACGTGGTCGCAGCCGCAGTTCAGTATCTGTGAAAGCGGCGCTGCGGGATCGCGCGGGAACATCATTTTGATGCCGCCTACGAAAAACGGCTGATTGACCGGCACGTGCTGCCCGTCGGCGGCAAGGTGCGTCGGGCGGGCTTCGTGCGGATGGCCCGCGTGGCGCCACTTCTTTTCCAATCCCTCGACGTATTCCGCTGCCTGCTCCATGCGGAGCTGCGCCGCCTGGGAGAAGACCGTGCCCATTTCCGTTTTCGTGATGGTTTCCGCCCGGCGCGCTATCTTTTTGAAGCGGCCCCCGTCGATGCTGCGCCCGATTGCCTTTGCGATATCCTGCGGTGTCTTGCTCCCCAGGATCCCGAGGTTGATCTCCCCCTTCACCTGGTACCAGGCATCCTGGAACATGTTCTGGAGGTAGTCGTTCGAGTACTCTTTCAGGATGTCGAGCGTGGCCGTGCTCAAATGGTAATTGATGTAGACTTCGCCGGCTGCTGCCAGCGGTGCGTCGACCAGTTCCTTGCCGGCCGCCCATGCCTGGTCGAGCAGCCCGGAGATCTCCGTCTTCGACTTTGCGGTGTATTCCGCGATCGCGAATTCTATGGCATCGAGCGTGCGGCGCAGGTGATAGGCGTCCCAGGTGCCGAGGGCCGCCTTGCCCAGTTCGCCGGCGACCTGGCCGTGGAGGTCTTTCAGAACGGCGAGCATCGCATCGGTGCCGCTCGCGATGCCCCGATCCTTGGCTTTCAGGACACGTTTGATCTCGGCGCTCACGGAAGGCATCTAGTGAGCCCCCCAAACATCGCACAGGGTCGCGTGTAACATGTTTATAACACGTGTCAAGAAAAGCACGCGGGCAATCATCCTTCCGGGCGCGAAAAACGATTGTGGGGCAAATTTCGCGATCATTCCCCCCTCCCGTCGACCAGGTTCAGCTTGCCGCCCGAGCTTCCGGGTCCGCCTTCGGGCCTGCGGGCCTCGTAATCGTCATAGCCCTTCTGTTTTGCCGCCTCACTGAGGGCCTTGTCCACCTCGTCGAAGTCGATGTCGACGCCGGTGAAGCTCGCTGCCGAAGCGAATATCTTCCGGGCGTGGTCATGGTCGAGCCATTCCTGCATCTCGGCGGTGACGAGCGCCGCGGCGATCTGCTGCAGGGAGGTCGAGAGCTTGGCGATGTCCTTGGTCCCCATCTCCGGCGTCGAAACGGTGAAGCGCGCGTCCTCGTCATTCACCTTCAGGTACCGCGCGTTGCGCGCCCGGGCTATCTGGTGGCGCAGCATGTCCTCGACGATATACTTGATGGTGAGCTGTTTGCGCGAGAGTACCTTAAGTGCGGGGGCGTCCATCTCGGAGGCCGTTGCCCTGTTCACATCGCCGCCGCCGCCGTACCAGTGCT